GTCTTTTTTGTTCTCGCAGGTATCGTCTGGGCGCAGAACAAGGAGGTGAAATCTTGAGAGTTATCAACCTGAACGGCTATATCGATGAGGAAGTCTGGTACGGTGACGAGATCACCCCTGAAATGCTTCATGATCAGCTGTTCGCTGAGGGCGAAGACCATCAGCTGCCTGTCCGCATCATTCTGAACAGCTACGGCGGTTCCTGCAATGCTGCCGTACAGATGTTTGATGACATCCGCCGCTATCCCGGTGATGTGCAGATCATCGTCTCCGGTACAGCTGCTTCAGCAGCAACTGTCCTTGCTATGGCAGCGGACAGGCTGGAGATGACGCCCGGCTCCATGTGGATGATCCACGATCCCAGCGTCTTTGCTTTTGGCAACGAACGGGATCTGATGGAGGCAGTCGGTCAACTGCAGGCATGCAAGGAAAGCATCATCAATGTCTATGGACGCCGCTGCCGCAAGAGCCGCGAGGATGTTTCCGCCATGATGTCTGAAACCACTTGGATGGATTCCCACCGGGCTGTTGCTGATGGCTTCGTTGACAGCATTGTAGACATGGGAAGCGGCATCATCAATCTGGCTGATGACCGCACGGTTGTCCTGCAGGATGCCAAAGCCAAAGTTGAACACTGGCGTGAACGCTCTAAGCACAGGCTTGAACGGCGTGATAAAGACGCTGGCAAGCCCGCCGCTGTTGCTTCTGCCGCAGAAACACCGGCAACCGATCCTGCAACCGATTTGACGGATGCAACCGATTCTGCAACCGAATCCATCCCCGAAGAACCCGTTGCCCAGCCGGTCGATCCCGGCGTACCTGTTGCCCAGCTGCACAAGCGGCTGGAACTGATCAAACCCCGACGTTGATAAGGAGGAATTTCATTATGAGTAAGATTGCTGAAATGCGCCAGAAGCGCGGTGACCTGTGGGACAAGGCGAAGGCCTTCCTGAACGAGCACGCCGATGAAAACGGCATGATGAATGCTGAGGACACCGCCACTTATGAACGCATGGAAAAGGACATCGACAGCTTCGGTGCCGCCATTGACCGTGAGGAACGCGCCGAGCGTCTGGAGCGCGAACTGAATGCACCCACCGCCAAGACGCTGACTTCCCAGCCCGAAAAGGCTCTCTTCGGCAAGCAGGGCCGCTCTTCTGATGAGTACAAGAACGCTTTCTGGAAGATGGTGCGTGACCGCAGCGCCCACTACACCGTGTTCAATGCCTTGCAGGTCGGTACCGACACCGAGGGCGGCTTCCTGGTTCCTGATGAGTATGAGCGTACTCTGATCCAGGCGCTGGAGGAAGAAAACAAGCTGCGCTCCCTGTGCAAGGTGATCCGCACTTCTTCCGGTGACCGCAAGATTCCGCTGGTTGCCTCTCACGGTACTGCCAGCTGGGTTGATGAGGAAGGTCTCATTCCCGAGAGCGATGACGCCTTTGGTCAGATCTCTCTGGGTGCGCACAAGGTTGCGTCCATCATCAAGGTTTCCGACGAACTGCTGCAGGACAGCGTGTTCGATGTGGAGTCCTACATCGCCACCGAGTTTGCCCGCCGTGTCGGTGATGCCGAGGAAGCGGCGTTCATCAACGGTGACGGTGCCGGCAAGCCCATCGGCATGCTGCATGACACCAATGGTGCTGCTGCCGGTGTAACCGCCGCCAGCGCAACCGCGATTACTGCGGATGAACTGATCGATCTGGTCTACTCCCTGAAGGCGCCGTACCGCAAGCGTGCGCGGTTCCTGTTCAACGACCAGACCATCAAGGCGATCCGCAAGCTGAAGGACGGCAACGGCCAGTTCCTCTGGCAGCCGGGCCTGCAGGCGGGCCAGCCCAACACCCTGCTGGGCTACAACTACGAAACCTCTACCCACATGCCCATCATCGGCGCCGGTGCGAAGCCCATCCTGTTCGGTGACTTCTCCAGCTACTGGATCGCTGACCGTGACGGTCGCTCCATCCAGCGTCTGAACGAGCTGTATGCCGCCACCGGCCAGATCGGCTTCCGCGTTACCCAGCGTCTGGATGGTCGTCTGGTTCAGCAGGAAGGCATGAAGTGTCTGGCTATGAAGACCGCCTGATAAGGAGGATGCTCAATGAGTAACGGCTACAATGCGAAAAACTACTTTGCCCACGGCGGCAATGAGCTTGTCATTGGTGGCAAGCTCACGTTTCTCCCAGGCGCTGAGGTGGAAGGCGCTGACTCGCTGCCTGCCGCGTTCGCGGACGAGGAATTCACGCCGATCCCGAACCAGAAGGAAAGCGAAGCGACGACTGTTGCGGCGCTCCGTGAGGAATTCAACGCTCTGCTGAACAAGCTGAAGACCGCTGGCCTTATGGCTCCTGACTCCGCAGAGTGAGGTGACGCTCCATGATCCTCACCGTTGATGAAGTGAAGATGCATCTTCGCATCCAGCACGATGAGGAGGACGAGCTTATCTCCACGCTGATCGCACAGGCCCAGGCGGTAGCTGAGGATTTCTGCCGGGTACAGTTTTCTGATGCTGTGCCTGAGCCTGTGCGTCTTGCTGTGATGCTCATGGTCAGTCATTACTACGAAAACCGGGATAACCCGGACAGGCAGGTGTATGTGACCATGCGCATTGCCTTTGAGAATCTGCTCTATCCATACCGTGATCCCGCAAAGATGTTCTGAGGAGGTGGCTGCGCTTGCGAGGATACAAGAACTTTGAATCCGATCCGCATCCGGGCGACCTCCGCCATCTGGTGGAAATCGGCTATACGGAAAACAGGATCAATGAAAACGGCTATCCCGAAGAAACGGATGTTGTTCTCTGCAAGGTGTGGTCTGCTGTTACCGATGCCGGCAATCAGCATTACCGCTCTGCCGATGTCATGAACACCGAGGCTGTTGTCAACTTCACCATTCGCTATCGTGCTGACGTTGCCCCGGGCATGTGGGTGCGCTTCCGCGATAAGAAGTGGCACATTTCCACGCTGGGCGAATACGGATTCCGAGGCCATTATCTTGGCTTGAAGGCATCTATCTCCGAAGGTGTGAGCGGATGAAGCAAGTACAGAATGCTCTCAAGGATATCGGGATTCCCGTTATGGCAGGCGTGTGGAGAGCGACTTCTCCCAGACAGAATCCGCCTCAGCAGTATGTGGTGTACTCCACCACCAAAACAGAATCCAGTCACTACGATGACCATGTAAGTGCTGTCCGTACCTTTGTGTACCTCAACCTCTGGAGTGACACAGACCCGACTGCTATGGCTGACCGCATTCGCAGCGCCATGTATGCAGCCGGGTTTTCTATGGTTGAGGAGTCGGACAAGGGCTATAACCAGCCTGCTTACGATACTGCCACCCGGCAGTTCACCATTCAGTGGACGTGGTGCTGGCATGAGGAGGTGCGAATCGATGCCTCTTGAAACCGATGGGCTTGAAGCCCTGCGAAACGATATCGCCCGGATGGCAGGCATCATGGATGCGGATGGAGCGGGTTCTGCCACGGCAAAGAACATCCTTCTTGCCGCAGCCGAACCGATCCATCAGCAGATGAAAGCCAATGCATCCAGCGATCCCAAGATTATCACCGGCGCACTGCACCGCTCCATCGAGATCGGCAGCGTGCGCAAGCGCAAGTACAGCGGAAAGAGCGTGACCATCGGCGTGCATCATTCCGCAGAGGGCGCTTACTATGCAAACCCTGTGGAGTTCGGACACGGCGGTCCCGCACCGGCTCCCGCTCATCCTTTTGTTCGTCCTGCCTACGATGCCCGTGCTGATGAAGCGTATGCCATCATCCGGGAAGGCCTGCAGGACGCCATCGACAACCTGTAAGAATTGGAGGTAATTCAATATGGCAGGAACTCCTGTTGCTTCCCCGCAGGTCGCTTCGACCGTGGGTCTCAAAAACGTGGTCATTGCTCCTCTGGTCACCGATACCGATGCGGAGCATACCTATGGCGATCTTCAGCTGCTCGCCGGCGCTATTGAAGCGTCCATCACTCCTGAGAATGCTGACCCCGACATCCAGTATGCGGATGACGTGGAATTCGACACCCTTTATCCCGATCCGGAGCTGAGCTTCAAGACCAAGATGGCCGACATTCCGCTGGCCATTCAGGAAATGATCTTCGGCAACCAGATCGATGACAACGGCGTTCTGGTACGCACCGCATCGGACAAGCCCGGCTACTTTGCCGTTGGCTTCAAGTCCGAAAAGGCAGACGGCAATTTCAGGTATGTATGGCTCTACAAGGTTCGCGCCAAGCCTGCTACCGAAAACTATGCGACCAAGGAAGGCACCACTATTACTCGTCAGACTGGCGAGGTCGAATGGACTGCCATCAAGCGCACTCATGACGGTCGCTATCAGGCTGTT